AGCGGATCAGCTCGCTCACTTCAGCGAGCGTCTCGCCGGTGAGGGTCGCCATGTCGGCCGGGATGTCGTCCTCGTACATCATTTCAGCCTTCGAGCTGAACTTGAACAGTACGCCGTACTGTTGCAGCGTCACGGACACGTCCGTGTAGCTGATGGTGTTGCTGTTCGGCGTCTGGCCTTCAGCCAGCACGAAGCTGTTCGCCACGATACCCGGCGTGCCGTTCGACTGCATGTTGAACGGGTTCAGGCGGCGGAACACGATCGTGTCCGTCTTGTTCTTCGGCTGTTCCTTCTGCGTACCGAAGGTGCCGAGAACGATGATCGGTTCGGCGTGCTTGAGCATTTGCTGTTCAGCACGGATCAGGTTCCGCGAGGGTGCGGTGGAGTAACCTTGCATCGTCATGATTTCTTCCCCTTCTTGGGTTTGGCCGGTTTGGCCATTGCTTGTCTGATGAGCGGTACAGCCTTGGTCGCTACCGCCCGTGAGGGCGACGTACCTACGGCGTTACCGCTATTGCGTCCGGGACTCGTCCCGTATCCTTGCGTGGCCATTGCTGGCTCCTAGCGACGATCGAGCAATGCCGGGTTCTTCGCGTAGAAGTCCCACAGCTCTTGCTGCGTCATGTCTGCCGTCGATTTAACGGGTTCGGTCGCGGCGGCCCCACGGGCTACCGTTGCCGCATCCGCGAGGCGTTGCTTGCGACTTGCTGCGATCTTCGAAGGGTCAGGTGCTTGCGCGACTTGGGCCTTGAACGAATCGAGCAATTCGATCGCATCCTCTGCGACGGTGCTGTCAGCGAGCGCTTTCACTTCCGGCGGTGCATTGGCCAGCCACGTGGCGAATTCAGCGGTGTTGACCGTCTGTTTCCATCCACGGTGAGCAATGCCCACAAGCCTTCCTTCAGTCTCAGCGGCAATCTCAGCCTTCAATTCGTTGCGAATCTTCGGCCCGAGCTGTGCCGTCAGCTCTTCCTGAATGCGGCTCCGCAACCCTTCGACGTCCGGCTGGGCATTACTGCCAAGGCGTTCTTCGAGGGCTTCTGCCCATTCGGGAAAATCCTCTTTGAGCTGGTCCCACTTTTCCGTGCTCTTGTGCGCGGCAGCGACCGCTGCGGCTGTCGGCGCTTCCTTGACTTGCGTAGCGGCGGCTTTCGCGGCGGCCAGCTCGTCACGGGTACGCTTCAGCTCAGAAGTCAGTCCACCGATATGGCCTTCCGTTTTCCGGAGCCGGTCGGCCAATGCGGCTTGATCTTCCAACTGCTTGCGAATTGCAGGGTGCAGTCCCTCGTACGGGTCTGCGGCCGGCGTAGAAACCGGAGTGGGGTCAGGCTTTGCAACTTCAGCTTCCGGTGCAGGCGTGGTGCTCGCGGCGTCGGCGCTATCGGCCGAGGCGGCAAGTTCCTCGTTCCACAGGTCTTCCGCTGTCTGTTGCTGGGTATTTGCGTCTGCGTTGCCGGTCATGGTGCTGCGCTCCAGTCATAAAAAAGCCCGCTCTATGGCGGGCCAGATTTCAGGCGATCGGGGTTTCAGTCCAGTGAATCGGTGCCGTAACCCGGATCGTCTCTTTCGACTTGCGTAACCTGGAAAGGCAAGGCAAGTAAATCTTTGAGGGCGCTGATCTCGCCCCGCAACGTGGCCGTTGCGAGAGCGTCAAGCGCCTTGTCATTCTTTTCGCGGCACGCGGAAAGCCTCTCTTGCAGATAGGCATTCACCGCGCGCCATGTCAGCGATGTCGGATCGATCTTCATAGTTCGTGCGTGCGCCGGTGACTGGTGATCCAGTAACCCATCTCGAATACGTTCGTGGGTTCGACGTTCTGGCCTTGGGTGTTCATGACGAAGTTTTGCAGCGTCACCGCCATAAATCCGCCCGGTACATAGAACTGCCCGAGTCCTGCGAAGGTCGCGCCCTGAAGCGTCACCGCGAACGTGCCGCTGTAGATCAGCTTCGCGACCACGCTGGTTTGGGCTATGCCGAGCGCGATCGGCAGCGAGCCGGAGAAAATCTCCTGCGTCGGCATCGCGCTCGCGGCCGGCGCCAGCGTCGTGGCCAGCGCCCCGCTGATTTCCTTGCCGCCCGCGCCCGCGAACGTGACGCCTTGCAGCGTCGGCGCCATCGTGCCGCTGTTCGTCACCGCGCCCGCGCCGTTGGCCAGCGCGTTTTGTAGCGTCGTGGTGAAGGCGCCGGCCGTGGGGTTGCCGCCCCCGCCGCCGAACACGAACGCGGCCAGCGTCTGCGCCAGCGAGCCGCTGAACTTCAACGCGCCCGCGCCCGCCATTACCTCGTCAGCGAGCAACAGGCTGGGAAAGCCGGTGAACACTTCCGTGGCCGTGCTGGCACTGGTCGCAGCGCCTAGGGTCGCGCCCATCGTCCCGGCCACGCCTACCGTCCCCGTCCAGCCATTCGACACCGCGTTGGCCAGCGTCTGCGCCATCGTGCCGGCGGCGCCGCCCGAGAGCGCGCCCGTTGCGGCCATCGTGGCCGCGCCCAGCGTCGAGCCCAGCGTGCCGGACGGGTTGGTGCTCTTCGTGTAGGCCGCGCCCATGAGCCAGGTATTACCCTGCCCGCCGGACAGCGCCGTGACCGTCATTTGCAGCGTGAGGGTCTGCCCCGCGCTGTTCGCCGTGTAGACCAGCGTCGAACGGAAATAAGTCGAGACGCCCGTGCCGCCGGTTACGTGCGTCTCTGTGTAGTCGGCCGCGCTCCCGTCCGAGAGCGTCGCCACCATCTTGATCGCGGAGCTGTAGGAGCCCCAATACACTTCAAGCGTGCGCGTGTCCGTGTCGGCCGGCAGCACGATCTGAATGCCCTGCCCGATCGTCGGCGTCGCCGGACTGAGGTAGGTGCCGTCTTCCGACTTCGTGGCGCTTGTGGTCGGCGTGCCATCGGTCCAAGTCAGGCCGTAGCTACCGTTGAACCCCAAGAGCGACTTGGTGCCGGGGCCGATCGCGGTCGGCAGCCCAATGGTCGAGCCGCCCCCGAGCTTCCGATTAGGCGACGTGGGCGACTGAGGAAACTGAATCCAGTCAAACCGCGTCGGCGTCGTGAGGTTGAAAAACTCAGTGGCGGCGTTACCCGTATAGGACGAAAAGGAACCGCTCAGATTGCCCACGGCTCTCTCCTATAAAGTCTCCCGCTTACGGGTTGCCCGCCGTGATCGTGGCCGAAGTCACGCTAACGGTCGCGCCGCTGGAAATGCTGGTCGAATTCAGGTTGATGTCGGCGCCAGAAGTACCGACAGAACCGTCCAGAAGCACCGTGGTGCCGTCCGACTTGACGATCCGGAACCACGTAGCGGTGCCGGTCGCGGCGGCCGCTGCGGAGCTGATCGCGTTGAGCGTGAGCACCCCGCCCGAGGCGCCCGGTGCGAACGTGGCCGAACAGGCGAGGTCCGCCAGCAGCGTCGTGGCCGTGCCGCCCGTCGCCGGCCGCGTGCCGTCATAGAAACGCAGCTTGGCCGAGGCGCCTACGAAAGTCGTCAGCGCGTCCAACATGGCGTTGCGCGCGTTTGCTGCGATGCCGATAGTCATGGCTTAGTCTCCAAGCAGTTGGCGCAGACTGGCCTTGGCCACTGCGATATGGGTTTCGAGGTCGTTGACTTGGCCTTGCAGTTCGGCTTGCTTCGCTTCGAGGTCCTTGACCTTCTGCGCTTCGGTAGCCGTCTGAAGCTGGATTTGCGAGGCGGTGCTGTTCGCCTGATCCAGCAGCTCGCTCGCTTTCTCGCGGGACGCGAGGGTCAGCGCCGTGGCGTTGTCCTGCGCCGTCTTCACGATCGTCGCGGCCTGCGCCGAGGCTTCTTGCAACTTGTCGCTCGCCGCGCGCAGCGCTTCGTTCATCGCGCGCTCGTTGTTGACGACTTGCGTCGTCACGGCGTCATCCAGCGCCGCGAGCCGCGCCTTGCGCTCGTTGATGGACGTGTCCAGACCGTTGAGCGCGCTCTGGCGTTCGCTGATAGCCGCGCCCAGCGAACCAACTTGGTTGAGCGCGGCGGCCGCGTCGAGCATCCCGTGGTACATGCGCGCGCCGTGCGTCAGCGCTTCGGCCGCTGCGCGAAACTGCGCGTCATTGATTACCGGCGCCGGGGGCGGCGTATCGACCGCCTTGGCCATCTGCGCGAGTTGGTCATCCGTGACGACTACCTGCATCGTCCCGGTGATTGCTTGGGTATCAGACATGGGGGTTCCTTCGGGCCGTTAGTAGCCCTTAACAGGTGAGCAGTGAGAAGGGGCGAAACGGGGGCGCGTTACGCGATGTCTTCCAGCGCTTGCAGGATCGCGCGGCCGATTACTGCATGACCGGAGCCGTTCAGGTGCAGCGGGTCGCCGTACATGCCTTGGCTGATACCGGTTGCATAGACTGGTAGTTGCGCGGGCGGGTCGATGATCGGGATGTCTGCGGCCGTCGCGGTCGCGTACATCGCGTCCTGCCACTGGTTGTATGTCACCAGCGGCGTGTCGGCCGGGTCCAGCGGCGCATAACCAATGAAGATCACATCGCCCCACGCCTTCGCAGCCGTGATGAGGTTCGACAGGTGCGTCTGCGTCGCGGCAATCGTCGCCCCGCCGTCCATGTCGTTGTACCAGCCGTTAATGATCGTGACGTTCAGCGCGTTGGAATCCAGCAGCGCCGTCGCGGCGTTGCGGGTGTTCCAGGTGTTCTCGTCGCCGTTCGACGTCCCCGGCAGCGCGTAGATCGACAACGGTGAGCCCGTCGAGCCCGCATTGATGACTTCAATCCCCGGCTTCCCCGCGAGGCGCGTGCCGAGCCCTGCGATGAAGGTCGCGTTCGTCTTGCGCTGGAGCTGCACCGATGTCGCGGTCCCGGATGCCGGCACCGTCAGGGTGACTTTCTTGACCCCCATCAGGTCGTTGCTGGCCACCGTGAACGCGGCCGTGCCGGAGCCGTTGAAGAACACGTCGAAGTTCCCCGACACGCCGGCCGTGTTGTTGGCCATGACGAGAATTTCAACCGTGTCGAACGAACCGCCGGGGGTGAATGAAACCTTGTCGCCCGCCGTGTCGAAGGTCCAGCTACTGCCGCCGATGCCGCGAAAGTCCGTCAGCAAGCTCGCGCCGGTGAACACCAGACGCGGGTCATAGCCGACCAGCGTAGGAATGTCGCCGCCGTTGCCGTCACCCAGCGCCCAATCGGCCGAGGCGGCCATCCCGCGCCCCGCCATGGCCCGCGCCAGATGCGAGCCGAACGACTGCGCGCGGCCACCGGCGAAGCCGTTGCCGGCCCCCGCGTAGCCCGCCGTGTACGAGTCCCCGATGAGCAAGATGCGCCCGCGCGAGAAACCCGACTGCGCGCGGCCCATCAGCGACACAATGCGGCCGGTGTTGGACTTCTTCCAGTTGCGCAGCGCCGCCTGTCGTACCGTGGTCGTGCCGCCCCCGCCGCCGGCGGCCGCCGGGTGCACGTGATCGGCCCGCGCGAAGCGCGTCGAGCTGCCGATTGAGCCGCTGCCCGATTCGACCAGCGGCGTGGTGTTCGCCGCCTGTCCGAGGACGTACGCGGTGCTCGCTGCCTGCGTGTTGCTTGTGTCGGCCGACACCGTGGGCACGGAAACCGTGCCGGTCAGGGTCGGATTGCTGAGGTTCGGGTTGACGCTGGGCGCCGCGCCCGCCACGTCTGCGACGACCAGATTAATGTCGCCGGTGCGGCCGGCCACGGACGTAACCGCGCCGGTGCCGGGGTCGCCGCCCCCGCCCTCACCCAGCTCGCTCACCATCGCCACGCGCATGCCGTGCGGGGTAATGCCGTCATGCAGGTACAAGGTCCGGCAGTCTTCGCCAAGGGTCACTTCGCCCTTGAAACCGGTGATGTTCCCGCGACGCAGAATGACCTTTTGGACCATAGGACCTCCTTAACCGGCGCGCATCGTCGGCAGGCGAAGCAACAGGGTGACTTGAATATTCGTGGTGCCGTCGCCGGAAACCACGCGCGGGCGCGCGAACTGCACGCCTTCGAGGACTTGCTTCAGCCCGCCAGACGTGAAGGTCAGCGACGTGCCTTGCGGGGACGACAGCGTGAAGAAGTTCACGCCGTCATTCGAGCCCTCCCACACCACCGTGCCGGACGCGCCGAAGGTGCCAGACACCTGCACCGAGCGATCCGACCAGAGGTTGCGATCCGGGCCAATCACGTCGCCGGCCTCACCGTTCAACAGACTGTCGAAGGTCACGGTGAGGATGTTGTTGTTCCCGAGGGAAGCTTGAATCGTGCTTTTCGTGCTCATTGGAGTGGCGTGTCCGGTGAAAGAGAGGGGGCCGCGCCGTCGCCCGGTCCAGGTTCGGAGCCCTTGGCGCGGGTCATCTGCTCAGCGGTTTTCATAGCGCGGTCGCTGTTGAGCTTCAGAGCGAGCTGCGCGAGGTCGGCCTTGATCTGCATGAGCTGCATGCCGTTCTTGTTGGCGTATTCGAGAATCGCCAACTCGCGCTTCATCTGAAGCTCGCCCATGCGTGCGGCATGATCGTCGCGGGCAATCTGCGCCTGCGTGTCGATGTACGCCTTCTCGCCATCGTTTTGAATCTTTGTTTCTTCGAGGCGAGCTTGCGCGGTGATCTGCGCGGCCTGCACGCGCGGGTCCGGCGGGGCTTTCTGCTGCGCCATCTCCTTCATCTTTTGCTGAATCTCCGCGTCCGAACGCATCACGTCATCCGGCGTGAGATGGTTCATCTCCAAGCCCTTTTTGAAGAGCTTCATCGGATCGACGTAAACGCCAAACGTGGGGTTCTGCGCGAACTCGAACATCTGCATCACAGCCTGTTGCTGCTGGTCGCGCACAATCAGGACAGACGAGCCACGGGCGTCGATTTCAAAGTCGCCCTTGATGTCTTCCTTCGTGCTGTACTGCATGTTCCAGTCGTAATAGCGCCGGATGTGCGGGCGCGTCACCTGATCGTCGTACTGCTTGACGAGTCGGCGCAGCACCGTGTTCGCGCTATTCATCAGGATCGACATGCCGCCGACCGTATCCGGCGCGGTGCCCTTCTCGCCCTGCGCGATCTGCGGGAGGCTGGTTTCCTCGTCGGCAAACTGCTGCGCGATCTGGATGATGTTGCTGATTTCGGCTTGATGCGAAGGCACTTCGAAAACCATCATGGCTTTCTGCACATCGTCGTTGTCGCCGGTCATGTGCCAGATTTTCCGCGCGGTCAGGTTCCAGCTACCGTCAGCCGGGGTCACTGCCTTGCGGTTCATGATGATCTGCGGGCCGCTGGAAAGCGCCATGTTGTCCAGCATCGCGCGCCATGCGGCGTTCAGCGTGCGCTGCGCGTAGCGCATGAGGTACGGGACGCCCACGCCGAACGGCGAGAGGGCCATGCGCTCCCATACGAACACGTCATAGGGGAAATCGCCCGTATCCAGCGGGTTCAGCATCGCTTTGATGATGCGCGAGTTGCACATCACGATCACACCGCTGAAAGTCGTCAGCCAGGACTCCAGATCGTCGGGGATTTTGACCCCAACCGTCTCCAAATCCTCGCGCGACACGTCGCCCGTGTACGTCCAAATCTCAAAACGCTTGTCGTCGTACGCATTCGACTGGTCGTAGGCTTCGCCGGCCGCGCGCTGGTTCTCGTTGTACGAACCCTCTTCCGCGCGCACGTGCTGGGGCCCTTCTTGCAGGCACAGCACGATCGCATGAGCGTTGTAACCGGGGACTTTCGCCAGTTGGGCCAGCCGCCGACCGGGCATGAACTCCCGTTCGAACACATACGAGCCGTCCTGCACGTTTTCGCCGCACGCGGGGTCCGGATAGAAGTCCCACGGGTCCACGCGGTAGCTACGCGGGCGAATCTGCTCGATCATTTCGAGCACTTGGACGATTTGCGTCTTTCGCGTCTGCGGATCGACCGATTTAACGGATTTCCACTTCTTCGCGATGCGGTTCATCACCGCCGGACCCTTCAGAATGCCCGTTCCGAGCATCGCCGCGTCCTGAATGACCTTGCGACCCTCTGCGTTGTACATGCATTCGGTCAACTGATCGTCAATTTCCCGCTCCATGCCCTTCGCTTTCTCTTGAGCGATCTGCATTTGCTCGGCAGCGAGGTCCGCGAGGGTCAAATTCTGGCCGGGAACGTTCGGATGCGGCAGCGTCTGGTTCGTTTGCGGGTCAATCACCGCCGGACTGTTCTGCTGCTTGGCCGCGTTCAGCAATTCGGGCACCGGCGTGGGCTTGATACCCCAATTCCTGTCGTCTTGCGGGTACAGCATGTCCGAAACGCGCGCTGCGGCCGCGTTCGTTTTCTGCCGCGTGAGCTGCACGAACACCGTCGAGCGATTCGAGGTCTGCGAATCGCCCGAAGAGCCCCCGCGCGGCACCGAACCACGGCCGGCGAGCGTGTCCATCATCTCAATCCGGCGCGTGGCGGAGTCGCGGCCGTGGTAGCCGTCCAAATCGTCCAGCCAGCGGCGTTCAACGCTGCTCGCGACGCGCGCCGCAACCGCTTCTTTGCGCCGCGTGCACAGCATTTCCTGAAACATCTGAAGGCGTTCGACGCGCGCCAGCTCTTCCTTGGCGATAGCGTCCTGTTCGGCCGCTTGATCGTCCCCGTGCATGGGGTCAAGCGCCTCTTCAGCGGGA